CTGACAGCAAAAGAGGCATCATGGCCATGAAAGGCTTTGAAGATGTACCTGATGGCAGCTGGTTTGGATCATTCAAAGTGAACAATCCTGAGGTATGGAAAATGATCAAAGATGGCAAAGTGAAAGGCTTTTCAGTAGAGGGTTTATTCAGCTACAAAAAAGCTGACATACAACAAAGTCAGGCACAGGATCTATGGTCACAGATCCAGCAGATACTTAGCCAGGTAAAATAAAAACTGAGCAAAAAAAACTGAATAGAGGGTAGCAGAGATGCTGCCCTTTTTCTATGTGGTCATATTGACATGTGTAGTCTATTTATGGTTTAAACAAGTATTATATGACACCATTAGAAGCTGTATTGAAGATTAAAGCAATGTTTGAGCAAGCTGGGGCGAATTTCGCTGATCCTGTTTTGCCTGCTATTGATCCTGCTGCTGCACCTGCTGCAGAGCCTGCTGTTTTACCTATTGAGGCGGCAAAAGAATATGATTTAAAGTCTGGCGGAAAAGTAATGATTGACATGCTAGAAGTTGGCGGTTTAGTTACATTGATTGATGAAGCTGGAAATACTGCACCTGCACCTGTTGGTGAACATGAGTTAGTAGATGGCACAATCATCATCTTAGATGAGGCTGGTAAAATTTTAGAGATCAAATCTGCACAGGTAGAAGCACCTGAGGTAGAAATAGAAATCACTGCACCAGTAGAGCCAACAGTAGCAGAATTAAAGATCAAAGAACTAGAAGCTGCTATTGATGAAATAAAGAAAGATGCTGAAATGAAAAAGAAAATGATGTATGCATCAGATGCAAAATTCAGCAAGGCTATCAGTGATTTATCTGATGTAATTGTTGGCATGATTAACACATCATCATCTAATGCAACTGAGAATCCAAAAGACAAATTCAATCAGCATGTAGAAAGCAAGGATGACAAAATGAAAAGATTTTTAGATTTAGCTAAGAATATAAACAAGTAAAATTTTTTAAAACAAACAAAAACAAATAACATGGCATTTGACGTATCAGCACTAGCTACATATACAAAGGAAAATCAAGACCTTTTAGTAGCATCATCTGTATTAGGTAGCAAAACTGCTAGCTTAATCAAATCACAGGGCAATGTGATGGTAGGTGTTAAATCTAGCGAAAAGATTAACATCATGGACACTGACGCTTTCTTTCAAGATGGATCATCTTGCGGATTCAACGCATCAGGTACAACTACCTTCACTCAAAGAACTGTAACTGTAGGAAAAATGAAAGTAAATGAGGCTTTATGTCCTAAAGACTTAGAAAGAACTTATTTGCAAAAGGCATTGCCAGCTGGCAGCCGATATGATTCAGTAGTATTTGCTGAGGAGTATTCAACTAGAAAAACTGAAAAGATTGCTGCTCAGTTAGAAACTGGTTTATGGCAGGGTGATACAGCATCTGCAAATGGCAACTTAAACAAATTTGATGGTTTAATTAAATTAGTTACAGCTGCTGGTGGATCTGTAGTAGATGCAAACACTACTACATACATTGCTACACAGGCTACTGCAATCACTGCTACAAATGTGATCGCTGTGTTTGATGCAGTGTACAAAGCAATCCCTGCTGCAGTAGTAGCAAAGGATGATACTGCAATTTTCTGTGGTATGGATGTTTTCAGAACTTACACAATTGCATTAAAGAATGCAAACATGTTCAGCTATTCATATGATGGCAAAGCTGATTCTGAGTTCGTATTGCCAGGTACATCTATCAAAGTGATAGCAGTACAAGGTTTAAACGGTCAAAATAAGATCTATTCAATGAGAGTTTCAAACATCTTTATTGGTACAGACTTATTGAACGAAGAAGAAAGATTTGAAATTTTCTATGCAAAAGAAGCTGATCAAGTTCGTTTTGTATCTGAGTTCAAAATGGGTGTAAACTTTGCTTTCCCTGAGGAAATCGTAAAGTTCACAGTATAAATATTCAGGGCAGTAATTAGGTTTACTGCCCTATTTTAAAAATAAATTAAATTCTAAAAATATGCCATGTGCTTTAACACAAGGATATACACTAGATTGTAAAGATAGCATAGGCGGTATAAAAGCCGTTTGGTTTATTGCTTCTGGCAATGTTTCAGCTGTGACTGAGGTGTCAGGTGTAGTGACTGCTATCACAAAAGTAGCTAGTAAAATATTCTACAAATATCAATTGGTAAAAAATAGCAGTTCATTGACTGAGAATGTGAACGCAAATGTGCAGAACGGCACTGTGTTTTATGCTCAGGAATTGGCTATTGTTTTAAACAAAATGCAGGCAAACACTAGAAATGAAATTCTATTGTTGGCACAAAATAATTTGTTAGCTGTAGTACAAGATGCAAATGACAAATACTGGTTGCTAGGAAAAGAGAACGGTCTAGACCTTTCTGCTGGATCTAGTGCAACTGGTACTGCTCAGGCAGACAGAAACGGCTATGCATTGACATTCAGTGGTGGTGAAAAAGCATTAGCACCTGAGGTGACTAGTGGAATTATTGCTGCATTGACAACAGCTTAGGCTTTCGTGGTTTTCAAATAGTAGGTAGTCGGCCAGTCTCTCAAAAAGGGGCTGGCTTTTTTATTGTGGTAAAAGATAAGAAAAAAGCTATTTATAAACAATGATATATCTAAGAAAAGGACATACAGATCAGGTGATAGTAACGCTGAAAGAAAAGCAAACACTATCAGTGCCAAACTATCTATTCTATTTTAAACAAAGATCTAGCAATGATGTAGTAGCATTTGTGATATTGAATGCAGCTGATCTGTCTCAATACAAAGACAGATACAATAAATTCAGCATAAATGGGGTGACACATTTTTCTAGTGAATTAGCAGGTGAATGGGAATACATGATCTATGAGCAAAGCAGCCCTACAAATGTGAATCCTGCCATGGCTACTAGTTTACTAGAAACAGGCATCATGAGATTGTCAGATACAGACAGTTTCAGTTTCACTGAATATTCAACGAACAATACATACATAGTAAGATAATGACAAACGATCTAATCATATTAAATTTTGCTGAGGCTAGACAGCCTGAGTACAGAGAAAAAAAGGGCAGCGGATATATAGAGTTCGGAGAGAGAAATGACTATCCTGGCTACCTTTTAAGTCTATACAATAAGAGTGCAAAGCACAATGCTATTGTAAGAGGGAAAGTGAACTATATCATAGGCAATGGGTGGGCTACAAAAGAGGCTGATCCAGCTGCTCAGGAATTTATCAATAAGGTCAACAGCTTTGATGAATCATTAAATGATTTGACTAGAAAAGTAGACATTGACATTGAGGTTTTTGGTGGGGCATACTTAGAGGTGATCTGGTCAGAGTTTGGTGGACAGCTTACTGAGATAGGCCATATTGACTACACAAAGATCAGATCAAACAAAGACAATACATCTTTCTGGTACAAGCAGGACTGGTCTGATAGAAAGGAAAAAGAGATTGTGCTGCCTGCATTCAATACACAGAACAGACAAGGAAAGCAGATTTTGTACATTAAGGAATACAGGCCAGGGCTAGAAACCTATGCACTACCTGGGTACATGGGTGCATTGAATTTTATTGAATCAGACATTGAGGTATCTAGACATGTACTAGGAAATGCACAGACAGGGTTTTCTGCTAGCAAACTGATCACATTGCCAAATGGTGAGCCTACACCTGATGAGAAAAGAAACATTGAAAAGAGATTTGAAAATAGATTCACAGGATCTGATGGCAAAAAGTTCATCCTATCCTTTGTGCAGAATGCAGACAGAAAGCCTATTGTTGAGGATCTAGGGGCATCTGATTTGACAAAAGAGGATTTCAGCAGAGTAGATACAATGATCCAGCAGAACATCTTTGCAGGGCATCAGATCACTACACCTGCATTGTTTGGTATTGCAGAGCCTGGTAAATTAGGCAGCAGATCAGAGATGAGAGATGGCTATGAGATTTTTAAAAATACCTATGTAAACGATAAGCAGCAATTTTTAGAAAGCATTTTTAATATGTTAGCTAGATTGAAAGGTGTGACACAGGAACTGTACATTCAGCCTGTAGAGCCTATCAGTTTTGAGTTCAGTGAGAATATCATTGCTCAGGTAGCACCAAAAGAATGGATCTTAGAAAAGATGGGTATTGATGCATCTAAGTATTTGCCAGTACCTGATGGGGCAGTAGCACCACAGGATCAGTCAGTGAATGAGCATTTGAAAGGCATGAAAGGCAGAGAGTGGCAGAACATGCAAAGAATCATCAGAGAATATGTGAAAGGAAAAATCACCAGGGATCAGGCTACAGCTATGCTGAAAGGCGGCTATGCTTTGACTGATGATGAGGTGAACACATGGCTAGGTGAGGATGAGCAGACACATGCATTGAAATTTAGTGAGGATGATGTCATAGGTATCTTTGCACAGTTTGGTGAAGATGCAGACAATTACAGCACATTAAAAAAAAAGAATGTGAAATTCCATTCAGTAGAGGCAATGGATGACAATGAGATAATGTCAATGCAATTTGCTGATATGGTATTGAGTGATCTAGAAAAGAATGTGATTGATTTGGTGACTAAGGATAAAAGGATCACACCTGAGGTTTTGGCTGAGGTTACAAATACTGAACTAGCTATCATCATCAAAGTGATGGAAAGACTTGACAAGGCTGGGATCTTAAAACAAAAGGTAGTAGGTGGCATCACTGAAAGACAGCCAGTGAAACCATTGAGTAGATTGACACCAGGTGAGCCTGCACAGACTACAAATTTCAAAGTAGTTTACAAATATGACTGGGATTTTGAGAAACTAGCAAGGGTAGGTGCAGTGGCAGATTCCACTACATCTAGATCATTCTGCAAAAGATTGATGGCATTGAATAAGGTGTACAGCAGATCAGACATTCAGCAGATCACTGCTAGACTAGGGTACAGTGTTTTTGATCGTAGAGGTGGATGGTGGACAATGCCTACAGGTCAGCACAGCCCTGCATGCAGACATACATGGGTGAGCAATATAGTAATTAAAAAATAATAACAATGAGCAGAAATATACTTTTTATTTCAGTAGACACAATAAAGGAAAGAACAGGATTGCATGCAAATGTAGATGAAAAACTAGTATTGCCTGAAATCTTGACTGCACAGGACATGTACATTTTGCCAGCATTAGGCACAGGATTGTATGACAGATTGCAGGATGGTGTGGCAGCAAATAATCTGACAGCAAATGAAGCTGATCTGATTGACAGATACATCACAAACTGCCTAGTGTACTATGTGATGAGTGAGTTGCCAATGGGGCTGTCTTATCAGTTTTACAATAAAGGTGTGGTGAGAAAGAGCAGTGAAAATACTGATCTGCCATCTGCACAGGACATGATTGATGTAGCAGACAGATACAGATCTAGGGCTGAATTTTACAAACAAAGACTGGTAAAATATTTAAAGCAGGCATCTACTAGTGTACTATTTCCGCTGTATAACAATCCAGGGAACGGTGTAGACACGATCCTGCCAGACAATCAATCATACACTACTAGCATTTGGCTGGGTGATGATTGCTGTGGAAAGAATATGACATTTGAGGAAAAATATCAGGGTAACATAAACAGATGCTGTGATGGCGAATAAAACATATAGTAGAAAAAACCAGGATAAATTGAAAGTTTATCTAGACAAACAAACAAAAAATGGCAGCAAAAACATTGACATTAAACCAAATAGTAAGTCAAGTAAAAGCAATAGCAGAGGCACACCAACAAATTAACACTGTTTATTTTGGTGATTTTGATGAGTTTCTAGGTGAGAGTGCTGACAATATCTATCCTGCCATGTACTTTGATGTAGTGCCTAGCAATATATCTACTAGGACATTGACATTGAATTTCAGTTTGTATTTTTTTGATAGAATGCTAGCAGAGAAAGTAAATGAGACAGAGGCATTGAGTGATATGCTATCAGTAGCACAGGACATCCTGGCACAGCTGATGTACAATGAATTTGAATTTGAAATGAATACTACTGTGAATTTGACACCTATCACTGAGGACACACCAGACAATCTAGTGGCATGGAAAGCTGACATCAGCTTAAATTTACCATTTACATCTGACAGATGTCAAGTACCTACATCATACCAATATCCTAGTTAAACCTATTTATAAGCATGGCAAATAAGAAAATAAATGAATTAGACAGTAGGGCTACCCTGACACTTTCAGACTTGATGGCGGTGGGTGATCCTAGCACTGGCTATCTATATAAAACTACCATCAGTGATTTAAAAACATTGACAGGTGCAGGGGTAGTTTCATTCAATGGCAGAATTGGATCTGTAGTACCTGCTGAGGGTGACTACACATTGACACAGCTGAGTGATGTGATCATCACTAGTGCAAGCAATAATCAGGTGCTAAGATACAACGGATCAAACTGGGTAAATGCTACTATTGATTTGAGTGGGTATGTGCCATACACAGGTGCAACTGGGAATGTAAATTTAGGATCAAATACTTTGCTTGCTGCACAAATAAAAGCAACAAGCAGTGCAGGTTTAAGTATCAATGCAAATAGTGGCACACAAATAGCTGACTTAGGTGCAGGTGGAGGTGCAAACATGACTTTGTTTGGTGGATTGACTGGCACTAGTGCAAGTTTTTCAAGTTCAGTGACAGGAAATACTATTGTAAAAACAGG